CCTTTTTTATTGCCCTGCGTTTTCGGATTGGATCCGGTTTATTTCTTCTGCTTTTGCCGCCCAACTGTTTAACCTGTATAGGTTTTGTTCGGCAAACCAATCAATCGACCCTTTAAATGTGATTGCGCAGAGGGCGAGGGCATCGTCTATTTGGTAGAACTTTTGCTGTTCGCCGTCAACGTCATCCTCCCAAATATCAGGGACGGAATTTATCAGTCGGCTGAAAGTGTCTGCTCGGTAGCGGAATCTTGGATATAACCCAATTCCGCAAAGGCTTCCTGAATCTCTACTTTCGCTGACGGCGGCGCTGAAAAAAAATCTACGGCGGCGTTGAGGGCTTGTGCGTCCGCCATGCTGAATCCGCCATATTGAGCCATGCCGATTTTGGGCGTACTGATTTTGGAGAGCAGCTTTTGGATGGTTTCCGTGTGTTTGATTTTAATCAGGTCTTGCCCTAAGCCTGCCATGTCTTTGGCGAGCGGTTCGCGGAGGGTGTAGGCCGTGCCGTTTGATACGGTTACGATAATGGTGTTGTCCGGGTTGATTTTGATTTTGGGTTCTTGCTGCATTTTTTGCGCCTTTGAATTGATTGTTGTCGGTCGGGCTTTTCCTGCCCGACCTTTGCTTTTTACCGATTACAGACCTAACGCATTGCGGATGCCGGCGCGAATGTCTTTACCGCCGATGACGAGTTTATTTGCCATCAGGTCGCATTCGAAAATGACTTCGCCGTCAACTGTTTCCTTCCAATAGGTCAGGGCGTACTTAAATGTCTGTTCGCCGCCTTCGCCTGCTTTGTCTTCGTTGCGCGTGGTCTCGATGATGCGCCCGCGGGCTTCGCCTACCAATGTTTGATAGGTTTCTTCGTCCTCTTTGTGCAACGCGCCTTGGTAGCGCAGCAGGTTGCCATTAATTTTATGGCTGATTGACTTGAACAACTCGAGGTCAAAGCCTTTGCTTGTCAGCTCAAGCTCGAGTTTCTCGATACCGTGAATGACTGTGTATTCACCCAGACCGCCACCCGGCGTGTAGTCTTCGGTTTTAAATTTGATGTCGGGGCGTTTGACGGTCATCAGGACGCCGTCTTTGTTGAGGCCGTCGGTAAATACGTTAAAACTTTTGAGGATGCGTGGTAACTGCATTTGCTGTCCTTATACTGTGGTCGGTTTGATGTTTGACGCAAACTCGATGACGCGGTCGGTCAGGTTAACGATAAAGCGATCGGAGACGTGTTGGTTCAGTTCGATGTTTTCCAACGGCGGTGCGACGGTAAATTCGTAGTCAAATGCGAAGATGCCGTTTGATACGCGCTCTTTTTCGATTTTTTTCGGGTCGATAAATACCTGCGCGCCCAATAACCAACCTTTATAGACTTTTTCCGCCAGCTTCGCGTTGATTGTGTTGATGATGTCAATCATCAGGGAAGGATGCATCGGTTTATCCATTGCCCAGAGGAAACTTTCGGCGATGGTCTCTTTGATAATTGATGCAACACGGACTGTCGGCTCAAATGCCCAAATCGGATCTGCCGAGCAGGTTCGATTGCCCCATACGCGGAAACCTTTTTCGCGGATCAGGGTCGTTACGTCTAGGTTGTTTAGTGTGTTCGCATCTGAATTAATATCCAACAGTCCGAAGCTGCGCGGTGATTTGATGGCGGACACGCCTTGAATCTCTGTATTAGATATTGATTTGTGCGGACCGATTTTTTCGTCAAGTATGGCGCGCGCGCCTAAGATTCGGGCAATAGTGGCAGCGGTCTGCGGCGTTCCGTTTGCGCCTGCTGTCATAAACTCATTGTCGATTAACATGAGATTATTTTGTCCAAAACCTTGGCGGTAGGTTTGCACTGCCGGAATCTCGTCAGCCCCTCCCGCAGAAGCATAGACGAATCCACCCAAGGCGTTGGCAGCCACGCACAATTCAGCGGTTACGTCGGCATCATCCAATTCTGGCGCACCGATAATCTTTGGCTTGAAGCCAGTACGGACAGGGGCTTGACGCAGGATTTTTGCGCCTTTAATTATTGCTGCTTTTTGTTCAGCGGGTTTTGCCGATGATGCTACACGGACTACAACAATCTGCGCATCTGCTTGGTCATAGATGGCATCTAACGATTTCCCCAGTGTGCCTTTACTGCCTGCTTTTCCCAACAGGCTGCCGACAGATGTAGCAAAAATCGGAGTGTCCTGCGGAAAGGTCTTCGCGTCAGCATCTTCAGATGTGGCAACTAAGCCGATGATGTTGCTGGCGATGTCTGATACGGCGCGCGCACCGTGGGTATATTCGTTGGCAGTTACGCCATGCATTCGTTTTGCAGTCATATTTTTATCCTGTTTATGTCTTTCCTGATTGTTTTCCAATCATCCTCTCTACTCAAGTATGATTTTTTTTTATCGGGCTTTTAAGGTCGTCTGTGTAAGCCGCCGCCGCCTTTTGCACCATGCGGATGGCTGAAAATAATAAAAGCGACGGAACCGTCGCTTTTGTTTTTACCAGTTACATATAACCAATTCGCCGCTTGTTTTACCGGTTTTGTCTCTGCCAACTGTATAGGCAAGCTCAAGCGGAGTGATGCGGAAGTCTTTGAACAACTCCCTTATATCAGAATGGTCGTTTATAGACAGCATGAATTTGCCCTTGCTCTCCGCCATTGCTTTGGCCAGCAGCTCATACTGCGACCAATCGAATGCGTGGTCGTACCCTGCGGTTTGCCAGTACGGCGGGTCGGCGTAGAAGAAGGTATGCTCTCGGTCATACCGCTTGAAGCATCGATCCCACGCCTCGTTTTCGACGAACACACCTCTCAGCCGGGCTTGGGCTGCTGTCAGTTTTGCCCTAATCTGCGACGCATCCCACGCTTTTGAGGTGGTGGCCGTACCAAAATGTTGATGGACGGTCTTGCCACCGAAGGCATTGTGCTACAAATAAAAGAACCGGGCAGCTCGTTGAATATCGGTCATGCAATCAGGCGGCGTGCTTTGCAGACGGGCAAATACCTCGCGGCTAGTCAGTGTCCACTCGAACTGGCGGACGAACTCGTCAAAGTGATGTTGTACCACGCGGTACAGGTTGATGAGCTGTCCGTTGATGTCGTTGAGTACCTCTACTTTAGCAGGCGTTGGGCGCATAAAGAACAACGCCGCGCCACCGGAAAACAGCTCAACATAACAAGAATGCTCGGGGAACATGGGCAACAGGTGTTTTGCCAATCGGCGTTTACCGCCCATCCAAGGGATAATCGGTAGAGTTTGTTGTGTTTTTTGCATCATATATATACTCCTAATTTGCGGCATTCGGGACGCTCGGAGTCAGATAAAATGTGATGCTCAACGGCACTCTGCTGATTTTTTAGTTACTGAATGAATTGATGTTTTTACAACGTGCGCATTTGATTTGCACGTATCCGCTGCCTTTGGCAAGCAGTTTGCCGCAGTATTTGCAGCGCATTTCGCGGTAGATTTGCATTTGCACTCACTCCCATATCACGGATAGAATGCCTCGGTCTCTAGAGACTAAG